AGATAATCAGCCGATAAATTAAACGCTTTTTGTACTTTTTGTTCTAAATCCAAAGAAACCATCGAAAGCATTGAATTTGTATCTACACGATCCAAACGTCTTGCATCTGCTGATTCTGCAACGAATTTTTGCTGTGAAAGCGTACTAATTCCTAAAGTTGCCATTTGCAACTGTAATTCTTGTATTTCTGCTGCCTGAGCTTCAAATGCACTAGCGGCTGGCTCTACATAATAAATTTTATTTCCTGGTTGAGTTGCCATTGCATAGTTAACACTAATCGCCATATCCTTTGTTTGATCATCCCATCCCTCCATTACCAATAATGGCTGTGAAGCAACGTGCAAACTATGAATTAAGTCCGCTTGACGTTGAAAATGTGCCAAATTTAAATAAGCAATATCTAACAACGGTGGTTTACTTGTCATCGTGTCTGTTTTTCCTGCATAAACAGTTACTAACGGTATTTCACCTAACGAAAACTCACCTGATTCGACCAATTCGTAATCTTTTTCATTAGCAGGAGAGTCAAAATTACCTGCAAAACTTTCATCTTGCGTATACATGTCTTTTGTTGTCTCTTTTTTCCTAAAAATCTTGTATTGACCTGGCTCAATCACTCTGATTTGATCAAAAACCTTCTCTCCAAAGTCTCCTTCAGGTATAACAGCCTGTTCTGCAATTCTTACCTGTATCAATTTCCCATAATTGACCTCTCGATCTAACCTCCAACCATAAATATTGGCTGGATCAACTTCAATCCAATACGGTCTACGGTTTTGATTTCTTTCTTCTGCAAGACTTCTTGCTCCTGTTGGGGCAGGAAAATCAACAAGGGTATTGCTATGACCATAGGTCAACGCACAAATTAATAATCTTCTTGCATATTCATCTAAATCTGACCCACAACCATCAACATCTTTAACAAATACATCAGTCCAATATGGATCACCAATCACAGTAATTGGTTTACGCAGAATTAAACCTGTTGCAGCTCTAACTAACCGTTGCGTATAAGGAGAAAAAACAGAACGGTTAACTCTTGATAAATATGCGTCATAATCTTCTCTTGGTTCTAACGGTAAAAACGCTTCAGAATTTTCTCTTAAATATTCCGTTCCATAAGTAACAGCTTTCATTATTTCCCACGATTTCGTCATATCTAAAACTGCTCTAGTCTTAGAAAATGGATTATCACCCCCACCTAGATAGGTCTGGCTAACAACATTTGTACGAATTGCCCCAGGGACTGAGTATGTCATCTAACCTTAATACCGTTTAACATTGCTAACAGTCTAAATGACTCAATAGATCCTGTAACCTGTCTGTCCAAGGGTTTCTGGTTTGGCTAAATTAAATTGTTGTAAACATAAGTACCCGAAAGCATCAAAAGCGTGATCAACACCAAGATTTTTATTCGGTAAACCTGTATTTGGGGCATAAGTTAAAGTCCTTAACGATTTAATTAATTCCTTACAACGAGGATGAATAAATGTCCTCCTAACACTATTCGCATCATATAAAGCAGTATTAACAGCAGTAATTTTATCTCTTATCTTCCAAGGTGCTCTAGGACTTGAAACATTAAATCCACTTCGGCGGAGGATACTATGATCCGTAGCCCCTACACCTGAAGTTTTTCTTGCACCACCTGTAGGGTCAGGACAAGCAACAATTCTTCGATCTACTCCATACCTTCTCGTTACTTCTTCCGCAAAATCCCATGTCGTAGCTCCTCCTGTCATAATTATTTCATCAAAGACATATAGCGTATCGTCTTTTTTAACAGCACAGATGCCAGACATCGGGTCTACGTTAAAGTCAACACCCAGCAACAGAGGCATCACACTAATATCCTCTGCTTTTGTAGAAATATTGTCATCACCAAAACTAATCGCCACCAACCCAGTTAAATTCTCAAAACTTGCCTCAAATTCCTGCCTAAATGTTCTCCCATCTAATTGTGCTCTAGCTGCTTCAACTTCATCTTCTGGGACATTACCCCCCTCAATTGTTGTATAACACCACCTCTTCCACTCATCCGTAGGATCTTCTTTGCAATAACACCATAAATCATAAAACCAACTAGCCGTCCCATCAGGCGTACTAATAAACAACGCCCAACCCTGTTTATCAGCTAAAGCAGGACGTATAACTTCAAACCATACCTCTGCATCCATAAATGCAGCCTCATCCAACACAACACCCGATAAACTTCTTCCCCTCAATGCCATCGCATTCTCAGTTCCCTTCAATTCAATAGTCGATCCATTTATTAATTCCAACCTCAAGTCAGTTTCATTCTTACTTTCAATCCATACCCTCGGTACTAACTTTTTTAACGCCTTCCACGCAATATCTTTTGCCATCCGATATGTAGGAGCACAATAAAAAAATGTCTCCCCTGGCCTATCAATTGCTCCCTTCAATAACTCAATACAACTTAAATAACTCTTCCCAAACCTCCTCCCAGCAACTAACACCCTAAACCTTCTCCTATCGTTGAACACCTGCCCCTGTGCCCACCTCAAGTTAATATCTAACCCCGATTGTGCGGTTTTAACTGCCATAACCTATTATCCTATACATAATCCCTTCGATTTGTAATCGTGGCAAGAAGTAATGATGAAATTCAAGACAAGATCCTAAAAAGGCGGCAACAACTCTATCGTAGACAAACTGAAGGACTTCCTGCCAGAGCACTTGTTGTTGAACACGCTAAAACTTACGGCATCTCCGAACGTCACGCTTGGGATGATTGGAAACAAGTCAAAATCTGGAATGATGAAGATTGGTCTAAAGATAGAGAAAATATGATCTCTCGCATTCAAACAATGCGACTTCGTGCCATAGACAAAGCAATGAAAAAAGGTCAACTCCAAACTGTCCAAACTCTCCTAGCAGACTTAGGTAAAGTTGTAGGCGAAGCTGAAGAAGTAATCAATATCAAAGCTCCTGAATTATCCATTAGAGTCGAAAATAAAAAATCTTAATTCGCAGAATATATTTAGGTTCCCCCAACTAAGGATTTCGTTCAGGATTTCCTGAACTACTCCCCTATACATTTGTACTAGTTAACGGTTACTCTTTCAACTCCGTAGCGTGTCGCTCCATACTCTAGGTCTAGCTTAGTTGCTTTTCTGTGAGCTCTAATTAAGCTCTTAAGCGGCTTGCCTATGTAGATGTGGTCTAACTTTCCAGTAATCCAATTAGGCTTCTCAGATAGCTTGTAGACTTGATACATTTTGTTTAAGTTGGTTTGGTATATATTTATTATATATCTAAATTATTAGATTAGACAATCTATATTAACAATAAGTAACAATATAATTAATAAATAAATTACAACAAACTATTACAAAATACTTCAATAATCTATTAGATTAATCTAAAATTAAATTAGTTCAGTATCTTTCAATTTTTCTATCTCCAAAGCTTCTCAGATTACTTATCATTTCTCTTTTTAGAATGATTTACCTTTTCTGACAAGCTGAACAGCAAGAAAGAAAAAAAGCTACCGAACGAAACCAAACAAAACCAAAAACAAAATGGCAAAGTTTACAGAAATCAATCCAAACACAAAGAAAGTGTGGAGATTGCAAGAGCTACATGATGCTTATTCTGATAGTCAAATTCAAGTAATTGCATTACAAGGAACTGTTTCAGAATTAGAGACTAAAATAAACCCTGATTACAATTGGTCAACAGTTTGCAAACAGTTTAGAAGTTTACTACAAAAAGAAATAGCTCAAGAGTCAAGAGCAATTTTCAAAGATGTTAAATCAGTCTATAGCTCTTTAAGTTTTGAGTTAATCAATCACCCTAGCAAATAGAATTAATCAGATAGAGAGTTAATTCTCTCTATCTTTTTTTTTGTTCAATTATCTTTTTTAAAAAATGACACCAACAGAATTAAAAGATTCATTAGATAGAGATTATTTTTAAAATGCCTAGTATTATTTTTACTAATTTTGATGGTCAGTCTTTAGAGATTGACCTATCAAAAACAACCAATAAAGACGCATTAGATCAAGGTTTCAAACATCTTGATAAAGCAGTTTACAAAAACAAAAACAAACCAAAAACACAATGTACAAAACAAAACTAATTGAAGGGACTAGCAACCGTAAATTAACTAACTTAAAATATGATCCTCATTTTTCAAGTAGTTACACAACTTTTGAAAGTTGTAGTGATGCTTGCCCACTATGGAAAAAATGTTATGGAAAAAAAGGTTTTACGGCAATACATGAAAGAAAACTATTTAAAAGTGAAATAGATTACGACTTAGAAAGATTTATAAATGATATTGAAAGATTAAGACCAAATACTACTTTTAGAATGAACGTGACCGGTGATTTACCGAGTGTAAGCACTAAATTCAATAATAATGAAAGAAAGATATCAATAGATGCATTAACCAAAATTTACCACGCTACAAAAAAGAATAATATTAAAACTTATACTTATACGCATTTACATTGTGATAGTAAGAATCAAAAACATAATTTAGAATGTGTAAAGTTATTTTCAACTGATAATTTCGTAATCAATCTTTCAACTGAGAAACCACTACAAGCTAGTAAATATTTTGTAGATAAGTTTGACGTAGTAATGACTAATAGCAAAGTGTTTGATTTGGCAGTAGATGCCATTAAAAAAGGCAATAAGCCTACCATGGTTAATAAATATGGAACTATAGATATTTTTCCATGTAAAGCCCAATATATGGACTCTGAAAGTTGTTCTACTTGTCGTAAATGTATGGAACACAATAGAAAAGAAGTAGTAATTTTCAAAGAACATTAAACCACTAAAACCAATTATTAAACCAATGCCAAATCACGCACAAAAACTAAACTCAATTAAAGATGAAATAATCTCATTAATTGAAGATCAAAAAGGATCAAGTCCTTTAGAGATAAAGGAAAGTATAAAAGAGACTTTTGGAGTATCTTATAGAACTGCTGATAGGTATTATAAGACCTTTAAAGAGCCTGATCATTTTAGTTGTTTAGAAGTATCAGAGAATAAAAAAGAATTATCAAGCATGCTTTCAAGATCACTAAAGAATGATTTAGAAGATATTGAAGGTATAGACGATATAGAAAAAAGATTAGAACATAAGAAGTTATTTAGTAAAATTTTAAATGATATAAGCACTTATTAATTGACTGTCATTTTGACAGTCGGACAGTAAAAAGCTAGATGTAAATTCATCTAGTTTTTTTTATGTCTTTCTATTGACATCTTCTAATCTAATAGATTACAATAGATTTAAGTCCATAAAGGACTAAAACCAACAAATCAAACCAACAAAAAACCATGTCAGACATCAATGAAACCGCTTTAAACGATCAAGAAGAACAAGACGATATTTTTTATAAAGAATATCCTTATTATTGGTTAGTTAAAGCTTACAGAATCAATGTAGATGTTTATTTTCATTGGGAAGAATGGGCCGATAGTTTATCAGAATTATTAGAGAATATTAGATGCGCTCATAAGGATCAATTAAAAGTAAGAATTGAAAGATTCAAAAGAACTTTAGAAGATTAACCATTAAACTAATTATCCCTTACTTATTATGTCAGCAATGAAAAGACATCTTGAAAACAAGATTGCCAAACTACAAGAAGAAAAACGTCAAAATAAAGCAATTATTGTTGATGCTTTTTTTAACAATGAAATAAGTCAAGAACATTTCAAATCAGAAATGAATGCACTTGATTTAGCAGAAAAGACTATTAAGGAGCTAGACCTATGAATGGCAAAATTATGAATGACTTAAAAGGAACTTACTATCTTGTTGTTGGTGGTGTAATTGAATACGACTATTCATTAGAACAACACTACATAAGCAGCCCTAAAACTTATTTCTTTATGAATGAAAAAAGTTTTGATTTTTTAGAAAAAAAATTCTTTGAAGATTTATGTAAAGAGGTTAATCCTGATGAAGAATATGATCCTGAATGGTTTTATGAGGAAAATTATCAAATAAGAATTGATTCAATTTTCACATCAAAAAAACCTATTGAATTAGAAGAATTAAAAGAGGTTAAATTATGAATAGACTTGAATGGTTAGTCGAGATATATGTTGACTATTGCGATAAGCATGGTCTAGATCATGTATCTGCTTGTGAACAAGATGGATTAACTGATAAACAAAAAGAATGGATTGAACATTATCAAGATTATTGGATAGAAGAACAAGACAGAAACGATACTAAAGAGGGCTGGGCGCATGGCTAATGAGATTAAATATTCCATTATGAATGGAAAATTATTGCGATTCAAAGTAATGAATGGCAAAAGAGCATGGATTGATCCTCCTAGTGATGAATGGTTTGCATATGAAGCAAATCCTAGTTATCAAAAACGGATTAAAAAAACAAACCTACAAACCAATTTATTTAAAAACAATGAAAAAACCAATTTCTGAGTACACAACTGACTATGACTATGCTGAAGATTATGGCAAAGTTCCTGAATTTAATAAGCAAAGAGAAAAACTAAGAAAAACAATTTCAGAGTTAGAGCATGAAATATATACAGAGATGAGATTAATGAATGAAAGATGGCATGGTTATAAACTTTTAAAAGAAAGTAGCTATGAATCTGAAAATAAAGAATGGAATGGGGAAGAGGATGATGAATGCAGAAAGATGACAGGTGACTGCTTTGAGATATGGCATTCAATAGCAAATGACAATGCTGATTTCATGCAGAAAGCAGGAATAGAACACGCTAGGAAGTTGGTTATAGCAGAAGATAAAAGAATAAAAGCTGAGAAGGATAAAGCAGATATTTGGGATAAGGAATGGAAAGAACGTGCTAAGGGAAGGGATGAATGGAATAAATACCAAGAAAAGAATAAAAAAGAAGAGGCTAAATCATGAATGAAAAAAATCACTTTTTTGAATACCTGCAAACAGTTAAAGAAATAGAGCTATGTGAAAAAGTTCATAGCTTTTTGCTGAGACATGAGAAAAACCCATTTCATGTCTTATCAATTGATGAATTTGGCAAGTTGAAAGGAGGCTTTTACTTAATAAAGCAATTATCTGAAGCAGGATATCCATTGAAAGCATTTAGAAGAATGTATGCGGATTACTTGCAAACACAGTACGTAAAATCATGAATGCGAAATATTACAATTTCATGAATGGATTATTTGCATATATATCCATTTACCCTTAGATTAAACCCAACTAGACCCCTAAACAAAGTGTAAAATGGAAACTCAAAGCATTGAAATTGATAAAGGATTGATCGAATTATGCCACTCCAAAAAGGAGAGATGGCATACGCTCAAAGGGTTTATCATGGATATGGTTCTACTCGGCATACAAACAAAATATAAAGACTTGACAACGTATGATACAATGAAAACCGACCGACAGAAAGAAAAAAACAAAGAAGAAAGGGAGGTTTTCTATACTAGTAAAGTAGAGAATATAATAAATAAGGAAAAATCAAAAAAATGGATTTTTAAAGAAAATCACATTCCTAAATCACTTGAGTTTTGTAAAGATTTAATCGTTAAGTTCTGGGCAGTAAAAAAAGGATTTCATACAGAAGATGCTTTTAAACTTTTAATCGGCATTAAAGGTTTAGGTGGGATATATACAAATCATGGTCAGAGTGCCGTCTTAGATCAGCTAGAAGAGGGCATAGCGAATAAGTGGCAAAGTATTACCCTAAAGAACTACGAAGCCTTTGGAAGACCACAGAAGGCTGATAAGGAACCTGTAACAGGTCATCCTGCTCAAAGACTTTGGAAAGATGGGGGATTCGTAGATTAATAACAACGAGGGATAACCACGAAAGTCATCTTGTCGTGGACAACCCTTGATCAACAAAAACAACTAACTAAACAAATGCCAACTAAAACAAAAACAACAGCAGCCGTGGTTATTACACCACCAGATTTTAGATATATATCTATCAATCTGAAAGGAACTGCTCCACTTGTAATCAATCGCTTTAGTCAAAAAGCAATGATTGAAATGAAAGCAACCCAAGAAGCAGGTAGCACATCACGCAGTAAAAAAGTTCGTGAAGCTAAAGACTTTGATGCTTTATATGAAGGTGCAAAGCATAAGTCTGCTGAAGGCTGGGAAGGTATTCATGCTGCTGCTTTTAGAAATGCTGCTATTAGTGCTTGTCGTGCAGTCGGATTTAAAATGACTCACGCAAAATTAGCTTTTTCTGTCATGCAAGATGGATGGGATGAAGTTGATGGCGCACCATTAGTAAAAATTCTTGACGGTGAAGCAGAGAAATGGGTTGCTCCTACTCGTAACGCTACTGGTGTTATTGATTTAAGAAGTAGACCTATGTATCGCAAATGGGGTGCAAAGTTAAACATCCGTTATGACGCTGGGATGTTGACTGAGGCCGATGTTGTCAATTTGATTGCAAGAGTTGGTATGCAAGTAGGGATTGGAGAAGGAAGACCTGACTCAAAACAATCTGCTGGACTAGGTTTCGGCTTATTTGAAATCGTTTAATGATGAATACTCAAATAACAACTGAACTGTTTCATTCTTATCCTTTTACAACAGCAGAAGCAGCGAAACTTTTAGGGGTTCGTCCTCAACACTTAGCAAGTTGGAGACATACTGGATTTTTTGAAGAGTTAACTCATTACATAAGATCTAGTTGGGATAACACATTTTTTTACTGGTGGAATGTAAAAGCTACTTCAGAAAGGCTATCAGCAGCCAATAATTCAGGTTTTTTACCTGGAACCAAGGAGTACTTTCTAATATTGAAGTACGGAGAGGACTACTATAATCCCCGTTAAAGACAAAGCAGGCACGGATTAGCAGGCGAGGATGCGAATGACAAGTAATGTCTGGGAGAGGACCAACTAGGAAAGGATAGCAGGCACGGAATGGCGGATGCAGATTGGCGGGGAGCGTCTGGGTCGGGCAGGGTTTGTGGTGGCAGGCAACGAGTGATGCGGATAGGAAGGTACGGGCTGGAGGGAGAGGAGCGATGCGGTGGCGAATGACAGGGACAGGTGGATGAGGCATGGCAGGCATGGAGGGGTGCGTTACGTCGGGGTTTCGAGAGGCCCAGCAGGCGAGGTGCGTCAAGACAGCGAGGAGCAAGTTAATGCAGGGAGAGTAGAGGTCAGGCAGGCAAGGAAAGTCGGGGCTGAGTTCGGGAAGGATGACACGGAGAGTAGGGGCACGGCAGGCGGCGAAAGGTGCGATCAGGAAAGGAAGGGACGGGTGGAGCTAGGACACGCAGGTTAGGCGTGTTGCGGATTGCAATGGAAGGGACTGAACATGGCAAGGCCCGTAGTTGAATGGAAAGGCAGGCATGGAACGAAGTGGAGGGATCCGGCACGGAGGGGACGGAAAGAGAAGGCACGGAAATGCAGGAGCGGCTAGGGCGTTCAGGCGTGGCACGATGCGGCATGGCAAGGTAACGCAGGCACGGTTTAATTTCAATTATTCATTTACTATTTTTCTTATGACTGACTATCAGTACAAAAAAACAGCCTTCGTTAGGCGTGGAGTGAAAGCTCAAACTGCTGGCGAAGAGCTACAAAGGATACAACAAGAACACGGAGAAATTACACCTCCTCTTGTTGTCGATGAAGCAAGACCTACAGAATCTCCTATCCATGAGGTTTTTGAATGGGATGATTATCTTGCAGCAGAACAACATCGCCAGCATCAAGCAAGGGTTTTAATCAAATCAATTGAAGTTGTAAAACCTGAAGGTGACACGGAACCTGTTTTTATTCACATCCAATCAGAGAAAGCTTATCTACCTACTAAAACTGTGATTCAAAATGCTGATTTATATCAAGCAGCAAGAGAAGCAGCAGAAAAAAGGCTAAGAGAAGCTACTCATTCTTTGAGACAACTTAAAATGATGGCAAAACATGACACAAAACCTAATGTTCAAACTGCTATTAACCTTGTTGAATCTGCACAAAATCAAATAGATGGAGCCGTTATTTAACAACCTTCGCTCTATTACTCTCAGGTTAAAGAAAGGGTTACATACACCTAACCCTTCTAACCCTGAGAAACCGATGTGGACTCTTGAGGATCTTGATGAGATTGCTGAAGGTTCTAAACGCAACATCGCACAAGCCAATAAGCACCTTGATATTTTTCCGAGAGGGTATCAAGGTGTGAGGTTTAAAAACTTAGCAAGAGAAAATCCTCCCTCTGAAATCAAAGAATCTGTAGAGGTCGTTGACCCTAAAGATTTCCCAACTAACTAAACCAATGAATCCTTTTGCAAAATGGATACACGTTCAAGCTTTAAAACGTAAAGATCCTTGGTCTTCTGTTTGGCTTGATCCTTTACCGATCTATCGGAAAGAACCTGATCATAAATATATATGGGAACCTACAAACGAAGCTCTCTTATATTCAAC